TGCAAATAAAAGCATTTATCTGACAAGGAGATAAAAAATGGCAGAACTAGGAAAAGAAGACGGTGACGAAATGCCTGATGACAACGAGGTTGTCATTGTTGAAGATGAACCACCACCAAAAGAAAACGCAGAGGATGTAAAAATTACTGAGACTGCTCCAGAAGAGACAGAAAAAGTTGAATCTGCTTCGGGCGAAAATGAAGAACGAGAAAGTATTCGTGAACGTAGACGCAAAGAAAAGGTGGACCGTAAACAACGCAGAGATACAGCTATCAAACGTGATAAAGTTGAACTCAATTTTCTTCGAAAGCGTAATGAAGACCTTGAACGGAGAGTATCTGCTCAAGAAAAAAAATCGCAAAATATTGAAATGGGAAATTTAGATCAACACCTTGCAGTAGCTCAGAAAGAATTAAACCTTGCTGATCAAGTTATCGCTAAAGGGGTTGAAAATCAAAGTGGGCAAGATGTGCAAAAAGCCTTGCAATATCGAGATCAAGCTCAGAAAAAAATTGCCCAATTAGAGCGTCAAAAACAGCAAGCTAATATTCAACAGCAACAACAGCAACAACCACAAACACCTGTTGATGACAGAGTGATGGCCCATGCCCAAGAGTTTATTGATGATAATCCGTGGTATGACATTAACGGTGGGAACGAGGAGTCAAGTATTGTTAATGCAATTGATGCATCTTTAACAAGAGAAGGTTTCGATCCTGCAACAGATGAATACTGGGATGAGTTGACAGAAAGGGCATCCAAAAGACTGCCTGAAAGGTTCGAAGATTTCGTTGATGAGGTTGGAGATCAAGAAGAACCTACCCCTGTCAAGAAAAAACGTGTAGCCCGTGGCGGTCCTGCTGTTGGCTCTGGGAAAGAACACGCACCCGCGTCCACTCGTAAAGAAGTTTACATCAGTCCCGAGCGTAAACAAGCCATGATGGACCACGGTGTTTGGGATGATCCGGTGCTCAGACAGAAGTATGTCAAACGGTACATGGAATGGGATCGAGAGAACAAGACTTAAACAGGCTTGTGTTTTTTTAAAATTAGATTTATATTTCAAAAATCGCTGTAAAAGGAGCGACATTTAATGTCAGACGAACGAATTAAGAAAACCTCTGGAAGTAACCGCACGAGCAGGGCGATGCAAGATCGTCCAGTAACAGACAAGCGTGAAGTTAGTGATGATGAGAGGTTAGAAATGTTCAGGCAACAATTTTTCCAATCTAGTCTACCAGACCTTCCCAAAATTCCGGGTTGGCACATATGTTGGATTACTACAACAAACCCTAGAGACACTGTACAGCATCGTATTAGATTAGGCTACGAGCCTGTCAAGCCAGAAGAAGTAGCTGGTTGGGAGTATGCAACAGTCAAAGGGGGTGAGTGGGATGGCTTCATAGGTGTCAATGAGATGTTAGCTTTTAAACTTCCTATGTCGTTGTATGAAAAATACATGATGGAAGCTCATCACGATGCTCCAATGCGCGAGGAGATGAAACTTGCGGAAACGGCAGCATTAATTGAAGAACAAGCACAAGCATCTGGCGGTAAAGTTGAGAAGGGTGATGGCACGGCTGAGATTGGTCAGTATCGGGAGGCACAATTTGACCTCTCGTGATCCTCAACTTTCAACCAATAGGGAGAATGCAGAATGTCTTCAGTCTCTGCACCTTTTGGCTTTCGTGCGTCTTATCACAACAGTGGACAGATAATTGCGAAAGCCTATACTATTGTCTCGGGGTACGCTCAAAATGTATTCCAAGGCGATCCCGTTAAGTTGGTAGACACTGGTTCCATTCAGCTTGGTTCAAGCGATGGCACTCGTAGTGGCACAACT